AGGCGATTGATGATTTTATTGTTGGGAACAGTTCCTCAACTGGCGGTTCTGTTAAGTTTAAAGAAGGCACTGCAAACGGTACAGATCACGTTGCACTTAAAGCACCAAACTCTCTGCCTGCAAGTGTAACCTTTACACTTCCAAGTGCAGACGGTTCGGCGGGACAGTTCCTTACAACAAACGGTTCTGGTGAACTATCTTTTGGAACAGTAACACAATCACTTTCAATTGCTGCTGACACTGGTTCGAATGATGCAGTGTCTACTGGTGAAACAATCACATTTACTGGTGGCACTGGTATTGATACTACAGTATCAGACAACGAAATTACAATTGATATTGATTCAACTGTTGCAACACTTTCTGGTTCTCAGACACTTACAAACAAGACACTGACGGCACCAGTAATCTCATCTATCAGTAACACTGGCACATTGACACTTCCAACAACAACTGGTACAGTTGCATTGGTAAGTGACATTCCTACAGACAACGCTTCACTTACAAATGGTGCGGGGTATCTTACTACTGAAACAAACGACTTGTCTTCGGCAGTTACTTGGGCGAATGTTCCAGATGCGAATATTACGCAATCAAGTGTAACACAACACCAAGCAGCATTGTCTATCACCGAATCACAAATCAGTGATTTGCAGTCATACTTAACATCTGTTTCTCAGAGTGATGTAACACAGCACCAAGCTGCTCTTTCAATTGCAACAACACAATTGACAGGGACTATCACCAATGCACAGTTGGCAGGTTCTATCACTAACGCAAAACTTGTAAACAGTTCTGTTGTTCTTGGTTCTGATACTGTTAACTTGGGCGACACAATTACAGACTTGAATGGTTTGACTTCTGCTGATGTTGATAACTTGACATTGGACGGAAACACTGTTTCAACCACAGACACAAATGGCGACTTGGTTCTTTCTCCAAACGGAACAGGTACAGTTACAGTTCCTTCTGGTTATGAAGGACGTGCAGGGTTTGGTTCAGACTCGCTTGTTAACAAATCATATGTTGACTCAGTTGCAAATGGACTAGATGTTAAAGAGTCTGTTCGTGTAGCAACAACTGGTGACTTGTCTGCAACTTACAATAATGGTGCAGGCACATTGACTGCAAATGCCAATGGTGCAATTGTTGTTGATGGTGTCACACTTGTACTGAACGACAGAGTTCTTGTTAAAGACCAAACCACACAAACCGAAAACGGTATCTATAAGGTTACTACTGTAGGTTCTGGTTCGGCCGCATTTGTTCTTACAAGAACTCCAGATGCAAACGATGCGGCAGAACTTTCTGGTGGCGTATTTACCTTTGTTGAAGAGGGTACTTCAAACGCTGACAACGGTTATGTTGCAACTCACAATGGAATACCAACATTCGGTACTACAAACATTGCATTCGACCAGTTCTCTGGTGCGGGGCAAATTGCTGCCGGTAATGGTTTAACAAAAACTGGTAACACAATTGATGCTGTCGGAACAACTAACCGTATCTCTGTCTCTGCAAATGCAATTGACATTGCGGCAACATATGTTGGACAATCATCTATCACTACTTTGGGTACAATCGCAACTGGTACTTGGAATGGTTCTACAATTGATGTTGCATATGGTGGTACTGGTGTTACTTCTGCGGCAAAAGGTTCTGTCCTTGTTGCAAACACTGCCGATACTTTCAGTGCTCTTGATGGTGGTGGTGTTAATGATGGGTTCCTATCATACAATGCATCTACAGACACAATCTCATGGGCGGCAAGTATTGACGGTGGAACGTTCTAATAAGTAGTCTTAGGAGAATTATAGAATATGACTACTATTGCAATAAAACCAAAACGCTCTGAAACTGCAACTTCAACACCCTCTCCCTCAGATTTGGAAGAGGGGGAAATTGCCATAAACTCAGCAGACCAAAAGATTTATACAAAGAAATCTGATGGTACAGTTGTTGAGGTGGCAAATGCTGCGGGTGGAGATGGAGCGTCTGAGGGATTTGCAATTGCAGTATCTATAGCTTTAGGATAAAAAAAGATGGCGACACCAACAACAAGAACAAATTTTAAAGAATATTGTCTAAGGGCATTGGGCAAACCAGTGATTGAAATCAACGTTGATCCAGATCAGGTTGAAGATAGAATTGATGAGGCCTTACAGTACTTTGCACAGTACCACTATGACGGTATTGAAAGAGTTTATCTCAAGTATAAATTGACTGCTGATGATATTACTCGTGCAAGAAGTAATGACACTGGAACAACTGCTACTGATGTAGACGGTACAACAACTGCAACATGGTATGAACAGAAGAACTATATTCCAGTTCCAACTTCAGTCATGTCTGTTGTGAAAGTTTTCCCTTTGACTGATAAAGCAGCATTGAATATGTTTGACGTGCGTTATCAGTTAAGATTGAATGACTTGTATGACTTCAGTTCTACATCTGTTATTCATTATCAGATGACATTGCAACACTTAGACTTATTGGATCATATCTTGGTTGGAGAAACTCCTATTCGTCACAATCAGCACCAGAACAGACTCTACTTGGATGCAGACTTTCAGACTGACTATGTAGAAGATGATTGGTTGATTATTGAATGCTATCGTAAACTTGATCCAGCCACATATTCAGATGTGTGGGATGATATGTTCCTAAAGAAATATGCAACTCAATTGATTAAACGTCAATGGGGTGCGAACCTTTCTAAGTTCCAAGGCATCCAAATGTTGGGTGGCGTTGCACTAAATGGTGAACAGATTTATACTCAGGCACAAGAAGAAATTAACAAGTTGGAAGAACAGATTCAATTGGCCTATGAACTTCCTCCTATGTATATGATAGGGTAAAATATGCCAACGAATGTTTACTTTGATACAGGAACACGTCCAGAGCAGAACCTCTATGAAGATTTAATCATAGAGCAGCTTCGCATATACGGACAAGATTGTTACTATATTCCTCGTAAACTCTTGGGTGTAGACAATGTTTTTGAAGAAGATATCGCCTCTAAATTTGAGGATGCATATCTAATCGAAATGTATGTGGACAACATTGATGGATATGAGGGTGAGAAAGACCTCATGTCCAAATTTGGTTTGGATATTCAAGATGATGCCACCTTTACAGTAGCACGTAGAAGATGGGAACAGTTTGTTTCTATTGACAATAACATTCTTGAATCTAGTCGCCCCAATGAAGGGGACTTGGTATACTGGCCTAGAGGAAGTAAACTCTTTGAGATTACTTTTGTGGATCACGATGATCCATTCTATCAAGTACACAACTTACCAACATACAAACTTAAATGCAAAACCTTTGAGTATGGAAGTGAACAACTTGACACTGGTATTGCAGAGATTGATGCCATTGAGGATGATAGAAGTCTGGATCAACTTGTACATCAAGTTACTCTTGAGCAAGAAACAACCTTTAATGAAATCATTGCACTAGAAAATGGACTTGGACTTGTTCTTGCACAAGATTCTTTCGGATTTGATGGAAACACAAGTACATTTGATTCTGGTAATATCACAATTGATATTTCATACAGAATACTTGGTGAAGATGATCTACACAATGGTTCGATTGTACTTGAGAATTCAGTTGATGGTGCCGCGGCATCCTATATAATACTAGAATCTTATGATATCGAAACAATAGATACAAACGCACAAAATGACACATTTGAATGGGAAGACGATGATGTATTGGACTTCAGCGAAAGAAATCCATTCGGTGACGCTGGGATGAACTAATTATGCTTGGAAATTATTTTTACAACGAATCAACAAGAAATGTCGTAGTGGCATTTGGAACAATCTTTAACAACATTCAGTTGGCAAAGAAAGACGGGTCTGGAAATGTTATTCAGACTATGAAAGTTCCACTTGCATACGGCCCAAAACAAAAGTGGTTGTCACGTCTTACTGAAGACCCCAATCTAACTAAGAAGGTAGCGGTGACGTTGCCTCGTATTGGTTTTGAGATTAGTGGATTAGAGTATGATTCATCTCGCAAACTGAATAAGGTTGTGAAGGTGAAGAAGGTGATGGATGGTGCAGACAAAGAACAATTGAAGTCTGGTTTCATGCCTGTTCCTTACAATGTAAACTTTGAGTTGTTTGTTATGGCAAAGAATTCAGATGATGCACTACAGATTATTGAACAGATTCTACCATACTTTCAACCAGAATACAATGTTACATTGAGAGAAGTTCCAGAATTGGAGTTGATTCGAGATGTTCCTATAACATTAAACAGCATTAACTATGAAGATAACTATGAGGGTGATTTTGCAAGTCGTAGAGCAATTATCTACACACTGAACTTCACTGCAAAATATTATCTATATGGCCCGATTACTTCACAGAATATTATTCGTTCTGTACAAGTTGACCAGTACAGCGATTTGCCAGTTAATGCGCCTA